ACTACAACGTCACCGCCACGCTGCTCTTCGGTGCCGCTGTCGGTCGCGCGACCTCCCTCCACCGCCTCAAGACCGCCTAATAGCGGTCCAGAGACGACAGACAAGGCCCCCAGCAATGGGGGTCTTTTTTTGTGCCCCCTCCCAAATCGGGCAAATACAGATGAGCCTCTACGCTGAGTTTCTCCAAGACAGTAAGGACATGATCGCGGATTTCGGCGTGGCCGGGTCGGCCAACTCCGGGGCCATCACCTTCTCCTGCCTCATCTCCGACCCTGCCGTCGCCACGGTGCTCGAATCAGGGGGGTATATGGAGCGGACCCAGTACTCGGTCAGGCTCCCCGCTGTAACGGCCTCCTGGACGCTCCCAGACGGCTCTACGGGGGCATCGGCGGCCATCATCGCCTCGGGTGCCGTCATCCCGTCCCTAGCCCAGGGCAAGAAGATCGTGGCCGGCGGGAAGACCGTCCGCATCACGACCCAGACCTACAAGCCCGGGTCGGCATGGGTCACCCTCCTCGTCATCGACGACAACCAGTAAGGCCATGGTGACGGTCACCGTGAACCCTAAGTCCATGAATGACTTCATGGCCACCTTGCGGCGCCTCTCAGCTGAGACCGGCACCGCCGAGAAGGACACGGCCAAGAAGCAGGCCGCCCTAATCTGCGAAGACATGGCTCGCTTCACGCCTCCCCTGGTCAAGGGCGGGGGCGGGGGTCTGAGCAAGAAGGCCGAGACGGCGGGCAATCAAGCCATCGCCGGGGACACGCGGAAAATGTTCATTGCCATCGGGGACCGCAACCCGAACAGCCAGAAGGCAATCGTCTTCCGCAGCTTGTCCCACGCCACGCAAACAAACAATCGGGCGGCGTTCGACAAACTTGTCCGCAAGTCCAGCCTCGAATCCCTGAGCATCTCGCCGATCATGACGCGAATCCTCAACGACCCTGACTATACCAGGGCTTTCCTCAAGGCTAAGAACTACCTCGCCCGCGTGCCGGTCAACTCGAACACCTACGGCTTTAACACTGTCACGGATATCAAGGCCGAGCACAACGCCATCAAGGGCAAGTTCGGCGGACGCATCAAGAAGGGTCAGCGACTCGGGCAACCTCGCCAGCTCGTCGAAAGCAAGCAGGCTCTGGACGACTACGTCAGGACGCGTCAAATCGAAGTGGGACGCGTCAAGGCTGGCTGGCTGCGCTCGCTGCTTACCCTGCCTATGCCCTCGGGGAAGAATGGGCCAATCAACTACGGGGCAGACCTACGCAAGGCGACCTACATCGCCCGCCACGCTGGGGCCGGCGGCTACTCCCGCGTCGTCGAGACGAGCAAGGAATACATGATCACCATCGGCAACCTCATCGGCAATATCAACGCCGTGGCCAGCGAGGCCGATGCCGTAAACCTGTCCCTGGCTAACCGCGAGAAGCAGATGGCCGCCGACCTGAAAGCGTACATCGAGCGCATGAAGCGGCGTAACGGCGTCTAACCTCCCATAACGGGCAAAGGAAATGGGCACGAAGAGTATCAGGCATATTGTGGAGTCGGTCATCTCGACCTACCTCTCGACCCAGACTGGGCTGACCACTGTCACGTTCCTGACCGGGGACAGCGCCGCGACCCAGACCCTGCCCAAGGCCGTCGTGCTCTGCGACTCCGCCCGGGCTCCTGGCGACCTGCCCGAAGGCGAGGGCAACTACTCCTGCTCGGTCCGCATCACCCTGTTTTCCAACGCGGACGACACGACCCTCGCCGACCACCGTGCCCGCTGCGCCGCCCTGTCAGGCAATATGCGTGACCTGACCAGCATCAAGGCGGCCTTCGTGACCAGCACCGACGCGACCTGCTACGACGTCACGATCGGCTCCGAAGACGAAGGCATCGACGAACGCTCCTGGGCCACGGCTTTCTCCTTTGACGTGCTAGTGGTCCTGCCTGCCGCGTAACCTTCCAAACCTCGCAAATACAAATGGCCGCCATCACTAACGGAACCTCCTGCGTCTACGGTATCGCGGGCACTGTCACCAACCTCTTCGTCCAGAGCTACAGCCTCTCGGCCTCGTTCAATAACGAAGCCATGGTCATCAGCGAAGCCGGCCTGACCGTCACCCACCGCCTCGACGACCGCAAGACGGAGATCACCATCGAAGGCATCGCCAAGACCGGCACTATCCCGACCCTCGGCGCCACCCTGACTTTCACGGTCAATACCTCTTCGGCTTACCCCGCTGGCTCTGCTTCCGCTAGCTTCACGGGCGTCATCACCAAGGTTGACGACAAGGGCTCCAACAAGGGCTTCACTTCGGTCAGCGTCACTGCGGTCGACTTCGAAGGCATCGCCTACGCGTAATTGACTTCCCCGCAAAGGGGGTAGCATAAGGACGTGGACCGCCGCTTCCTGAACGCCTACGTCGACCCGGCGCCCTTTCGGCTGCTGGGTCGTTCGCTTTACCCCTGGTGCCTGAAGTACCGGGTGCGCCTGATGGCCTTGGACTCCCCGCTGATGGATGGCTCCCGCGGCATCAGCCCTGCCGATCTCCTCTTCGCCTGCAAGGTCTGCGCCGAGGAACCGCTTGGCAGCCGCATGGGATGGGTCGACCAGTTGCGGATATTGTCCCTCTCTCGGAGCCCTAAGAAGTTTCAGCGCCTGGTTGATGCCTTCGCCGGCTACATCCTCGTCGAAGACTGGCCCAAGTTCTGGGAGCAGAATAAGACCAAGTCAGGCGGGGGCGGGAAGGGTGTGCCTTGGCCTCTCGCTATCGTCGCTAATCTCATAGCCAACGGCATCGAAGAGAAGCGGGCATGGGAGATGCCCGAGTGTCAGGCCATCTGGCTGAACTCCGCCCTGGCTATCCGCAAGGGGGCCGACGTGGCGATCATGTCCCCGGAGGAAGAAGCCTTCATGGCGGAAGAAGAAGCCAAGGAGAAGGCCGCTGAGTCTGCTTCCAATCCTGCAAAGGAAACACCCGACGATGGCACAATCCCTGGAACTTAACATCAAGACGTCTTCGGACGTGCCGGCTGCGATGGACAAGGCCAAGTCCGCCACCGTGTCCTTCGGCAAGCAGGTCGAGGACATCCAGAAGAAGTTCAGCACGTCATTTAAGGACATCTTCTTAGGTTTTGCCGCGCCTATGGTTCTGCTCCAATCGGGAATCAGCTACATCTCCGGGGCCATCGAGGAAGCCAGGCGAAACGCCAAGGAGGGTCTAGATCTCCTTGCCAGGGGAGAGAGCGCCTTCGTCTCTTCGCACGAGCGTCGCATGGCGGCCTTCTTCAAAGAAAGGAACGAGCGCGAGAAGGAAAGCGAATCGGCTGCCGCTGGTCGTGCTGAAGTCACTGAGCGGTTCCTGAAGGACACCGAAGAAGGCAGGAAGCTACGCAAAGAGCTCATCTCGGAGAACCTTGGAAACTACCTTATCAACCCGCTCTTCACGACCAATATGTCCAAACAAGCGGACGTCCAAAAGCGCGCCTTTGATTTGTGGTCCCAATCTGCTGAAGGCAAGGCAGCCCTTAAGTGGGAAGAGACTCAGGAAAAACAAAAGAAGGCCGCAGAACTTGCCAAGAAACAAGAGCAAGAGGCCAAGAAAACGGGCAAAGAAGTCGTCACCTCATCCTCTTCGTCTTTGCCTGGTTCAATGTCCGGCAACGTGATTGGCGTCGGGGCCAACCCGGTCGTGACGGCCCTTCAAGAGCAGCAGGCCATCGCCCGGGCTTCACTGACTCAGCTGGAAATCATCGCCGCGCAGTTCGGCTATGCCGCGACCTACAAGGATGTCACCGCTTCAGGCGCTACTCCCCAGACCCCGGCTAACGCTTCCCCCTCCCGCGCCGCCCTTCTAACCAAGAACAAATAACCATGGCTCTCGTAAAAGCAGGGAATGCCCTGACCGCAAAGTTCGTCCAACCTGGCTCAAGCTTTGAGACCGACGGCTACGGACTCCTGACCGCAAAGGCCACCTATCTGCTCGACCAGTCGGTGGGCGGAACTGCCATCATCGGCGGTCAGGTGCATCCGCAATACTCCGATCTGTTCGTCCACAAGTTCACCCTTATCCGTAACAGTCTTGAGGTGGACCAAGTGACCGCGGATTATGTCGGCATCCAGACGGTGGTCGGAACTACCACCCGCCCTAACGTGACGGCCTCGCACGGCCTGACGTCCGATCATATCACGACCCACCCCAACTTCTTCGGACCTGCCACCGGCTTCACGACCGCCATCGCCGGCAACGGCACGACCTTCGTGACCTCAACCATCGACCCTCAGTATAAGGTCGGCGGAGTCTTCGGAGCACACTTCAAAGGCACGACGACCAACGCCGGCGGCTTTGTCGGGTTCCTTGATTCTGGGACCGCTGATAAGCAGTATTACTACGGCAAGAACCAGTATCTTGCGCCGACCACCTCCTTCTCTGGTTGTATCTATACCAAGGATGTCGCTGTCGTGACGGCCATGCGTAACGCAGTCGGCAAGACCAGCGCGACAAACTCCTTCTCCGGAACGAAGCTGCTTCCGGATCACCTCGGCACGTCTTGGACCGCTACGGTGAAGGGCACTGTGCGCCCGACCATCATGCTTTCTCAGGTGTCCTTCGAGGACTACTGCATCCAGGCATCAGGCACCCCCCTCGTCTTCAAGATTAACTACGAGATTCGGTTCAACCGCGAAGGCTACCCGGCCGAGGTCTATCAGGCCGTATGAGCAAGATTCAACCAGGAGGCGGGTATGGTTTCACTTCTACGGGCTATGGTTTCAGCATCAACACGAACCAGCCCTTCGACCTTACCCCTTCGTCTGACGGTCCGCTTACGCCTTTCCTTAACGTAAACAAGGTGACGATCACCCCGGGCACGGTTAACCGATACGTCCCGACAATCAGCTCGGTCTACCTCGACGCGACGACCCCTCCCGAAATCACTGTTTCTGCCGAGGGCTACATCCTGGTCAGCGTCAGCTACGAGGTGAACAAGTTCTTTCCGCGCACCGCTGAGATCGTGTTCAACGCTGGGGCCACCGTGCCGGCTGACACGAACACCGTCGGCTACTATCCCCTGGCTAAGATTAACTCGGCAAGCGGGACATTCAGCCTTGTCCGCCTGAGCGACAAAGGGAACCTCGTCGTCAATCGCCTTAAGGCCGGAGCCAGCACCGCCGTCTGGTGGTGGGACCTGATTTCCTAAATGGCTGCCGAATGGGATCCAGGCATCTCGTATGCGCCGGGGGCCTCGGTCACTTATCGCGGCCTTCCGTATTATCGTAGCCAATACCCTGCCACGGCCACGACCGGGACTCCGCCTAACTCGGAAATGAGCGTCGACAGCAAGGGCACGGCTGTCCGCACTTGGATGCTTTTCCTCGGCTCTTACAGCTCATACGCCCCAAGGTTTGCGAGCACCTACTTCCGGCTTATCGAGCCGACGTTCAACTCGACCGACGCTTCCGCCGAGTTCCAATATTCAGGCGCCCAGTTCGAAGAGGGGAACGCATACTCCCCCATCGGCGACCCAGCCGGAACGGTCTACGGCATCACCGTCGAGATGGATCAGGCCAAGACCAACCCCTCCCCGACGCCCGCGTCCCCGGTATGCCCTGCCGACAAGTGCGGGGTAGCCTTCCAGAACGGACAGGAGCAGGGGCTTGTGCAGTGCTCGATTGATAGCCAGGGGGACGCGACAAACCCTCGGAAGTATTACATCTTCGTCCACTTCAACCATCCGCTTTACTTCAGGCGCACTATCACGGTCATCACCCGCGTCCTGATGACTGAGACATCAGGCACTCCCCCGGTGACTACTGAGACCTATCTGAACACATACACCAACGTCACGCCGACCGACAACAACTACTGCTCGAGCTCCCTGAGCGGTTCTTACTTCGTGCCGGCCAACGCGGCCTTTGAAATCCTCGTCCCAGCGGACACCGCGACGACTACCTATGCCTTCGCCCAGCGAGGTCTTTCGGACGTAACGGCCAACGACTAGCCCCCCCTTCCAATCGGGGCAAGTTTAAGACCCGATGAGCTGCCCAAACACCGTAACCGTCTCGAGGGGCAACACCTTCGCCTGCACGTTCACCTGGACGCCGGGTGCCTCTGGTCCGGCTAACCTGCTCACGACCACGATCACCTCGACCTTCGAGGACAAGCAGTTCAACCAATACGCGATGACCATCACCAAGGCGGGTGACGGCCTGTCC